TAGCTCGATTCTTTCGTTCTGCTGATTGTCAGACTTAACCAGTGCTTGGATCTGAGTCTGTATCACATCCATCCCAGCCCACACTCTGATGGCTGTGCCGACGATGGCGATCATGCCGGCTGCGACCATTGCCGGGATTGCGTCTTCAAGCTGGCGCCCCACGCTTTTAGGTTCAGGTGGTGCCATGGTCGGAATGCGAGGGGCCGAGAATGAGCGGACGGACGCGAGGCTTGCAATGCTCATGGTACGACACAGCAGCGACGGGCAAAGCTGCCGCCAGCTGCGCCCATTGAGTCAGCCTACGCGTTCTGTGCCAGCTGTGCAGAGATCAGCGACCTTGGCCACGCTGCAGCTTGCGTGTGCCGCGTGGTTTGCTGCGCTTCGATTGGCCCTGGTGTGTGCGCTTTGGTTTGCCTGGCGTGTGCTCAACGCGCCCCATGGCGCCGGTCTTGCTGCGAACGGTCATGGATGATCTGGATCGGGCTCAATATCTGGATCAGTGGTAGGAGCTTCCTGCTCATCAAGCGGCAGCTCAATGATGCGCTGCTCGCCAGTCTGAACGTTGACTTCGACGCGGTGCATGATTAACCCTCATAGAGAATGTTGATGGTGCCGGCATCGAAGGTATCGGTGCCGTTGACTGTGGTGATGCGCACGCGGTCGAGAGTACCGGAAAGGGTGACAGAGCCTGTGGTGAATTGCGTAAACGCACGGGCGTGATAAGCAGATTGACCTGCGCAGGACCAAGTGTTAGAACCGATCAGTGAGAATACAATCATGCCAGACTTTAGATCACTTGCCAGATCTGAGTAGCTAACAAAACTTGTACTCAAGTTGGTAGACGCAACAGCTCCACCAAAATAACCACTCACACCAGTGTAGCCTGATGTGGCGAACCCACTGGATGTTCCCAGCAAGAAACTATGGGAAGACGTTCCACTTGTACTCACTCCGCTGAACATCACCGTGATTCGTTTCACCCAGCTTGGTATGCCCGTGAAGTCAACAGCCGTTCCAGATGCTGTAACTGCTGTCGCTGTTCTGATAAAACCGCTAACACCATCTGATCGGATCTCGGCGATCTTGACGCCACCAGCCGCGAGGCCAAGCGTATCGGCTCCGACCCTATAGATTCCTGTATTGGTGTCAGATCCAAACGTCAAAGACGGTGCCGCCGCTGTGCCATCTGCCAGCTCCGCTACACCATTCGTGACTTTCAGCGTGCCATCAACGCCAACAGAATCAGCGCTGGCATCGACTAGAAGCAGATTCGGGCGCGTGTCGCCTTCAACCCTGAAGTCGTAGTTCTCGCCGCTATCGTTGAAGACAACCTCAGACGTGCCCCATTCAACACGCTCAACACCAGCAATAGCGATGTTGACCTGATCGGTGCCAGCGCTGAACAGTCCCGTGTCAGTGCCGGAATCTTTGAAATACAGCGACGGTGCCGCTGCTGTGCCATTCTCCAGCGCAATCGTTGACCATTCGCCATCCAGCTGGTACAGCGTGATCCATGCGCTGTTTGCGCCATTGCGGATCTTGAATAGGCCAGTGGTAGTATCCGCCCACGGCATGTATGCGTAGGTCGTCGCCGGTGCAGTGGCCCCACTGTTGTTGCTGACGATTGCTGCCAGCGCATTGTTTAGGTCAGCCCTGAATCCAGCACCAGACTGGTTAGCGATGATGTAGTCGGCATGTTGAGCCATTAGACAATCTCCCGGCCGAAGCCAACAGCGGAATAGGTAAAGCTGCGGCTGACCATAGTGGCCGACGCATTGTAGAAGGTGATCGTGAAGCCGCTGCGCGACATGGCGGTAATGGAGTAGTAGTCGCCGGTGCCCATATTGTAGGCCGTGACTCCAATCGTAGGCACCGCATAGAACGGCTCGGCAAAGGCGACGCCATAGGAAGCGGCGCCGCTGGTCAACGGTCCAGCCGTCGCCACTCGCTGCTCAAGCTCGATCTCACAACCCAGCTCATCAATCAGTATGTTCTGATCAGCGCTGAGCGTCGTAGCTTCAGTCTTGAACTGGAATGCTCGCCCGCGCTTTGTGGCGTTAGCAAACTCCACCCAATCGCTCCACGTTGGCGTTCCTGATGGATCATCGTCTGTGCTGCGCACATAAAGCGCTGCGCTCACATAATCTGGCTCAGTCGTAGCGCCGAATACATCGCTCCAGCTGTCAACATCAGACACCATGCTGTCAATCAGCTCATTCAACAGCAGCGCCCTGGTGACAAAGTAGCGCCGCATATTGACGTCATAGACACCTCCCATGTCAGGAGTGCTAGCGAATTGATAGGATCCAGAGCCCGCAAAGCTCTCGCCGTCGATAGATGTCAGCGCGTCGAAATCGCCATCAGTCGCGAGATCATCAATCAAGACGCCAAGCGCCAGTATCAGCGCGTCATATTCTACGCTGTAGATCATGTCAGTGCCGACACCAGGAAAGGGCGTTGCTTCCTGATCTTCTCTGTAGCTCTGCACCAGCAGACGCGGCTGAGGGGTCGGCAGCGTCGTTACTGCAGATGCCGCATCAACCGATCGGTGCCCAGTGTCATCCTCGAACTTGATCAGATAGGTGCCACTGAGCAGCGGAACTTGCTTCTGTGTCTGGCTGCCAGCTGCTGCTGCGACGATCTCCTGCGAGTCCTGCCACAGCGCCCCAGTCATTGCTGGGCTGTGACGGATCAATACCTTGCCGCCGAGTAGCACATCGAGATCCGTTGCTCGTGTCCAGCTCAGGATCGCGCTGGCCTGATCAATAGGGATCAGGCTGATTCCGGTAGGTGTTTCTGGTGCGGCAGTCTTGCCCTGCGCCTCAAACAATGGGATCTCAGCCGCTGCAGTAGATGATCTCAGGTTGGCTTTGTTGACCGAAAAGACTTTGATGCTGTAGCGGCCAGATTGCGAGTCAAGGATCTCGTAATCAGGGCCAGGTGTTGTGATCGTTGACCAGTTACCGTCGCCGTAACGCCACATCACGCGATACTGGCCAATGCCTATAACAGGCTGCCATCTCACGATGATCTTGGAGCTTGCCCTGCCGTTGCTGTCATACAACACTTCCTCAGCTGTGATCGCAGCAGGTGAATCGGGAATGACGGTTAGCGGCGATGTATTGCGCGGCTCAAGATTCAATCCCTGCTCAACGTGAGCATACTTCGATGCGTCATAGGAGATCGCAGAGATAGAGTACCTGACTCCATCTTCTTCTTGAACGCCTAAGACACGCCATGTACTTGGCTGCAAGTCTGGTGTCTCATAAATCCAGATGCTGTTCACGTTCGGCGTCACGCTGAACGCTGCTGATACTGCGATCACACCAGACGCAATGCTTGTGACGGTTCGTTTCTCAGCAACGCCAGTCGGCAGGATGACAGAGAGAGTCGAGCCTGTTGCATAGGTCAGGCCGGTTGCACTGTCTACTGTGATTGTTGTTGATGTCGCGGCACTGATCCGACCGCTTCGCCGGTCAGACGATCGCAGTGTGTCCGATATTGAAATAACGTGCCCAGGTCGGACCATAACGCCGGCTTCAATGCCGACCGAGAATGAAACGACCTCGCCTTCATTCCACTCAGAATATAGAATCCACTCGCCCACGCGGCGCGCCTGCCCTCTGCTGGTACAGGCGAAGCCTTCTATCTCGCGTGTGATGGCGCCATAGATTGCGACGCGTTCCTGATCTTCTACTGACTCGTAAGCTCTGTCCCTAGCGTTAATGTCAAACCATGAAACCAGCACAACGGTAGGCCTGTTTTTTAGGCTGCTGCTGGCGTAGTCAAAAACGCCATCTATTACGTTGGCATTGCTGAAGAGATATACAGGATCAGATGGTGCATCCTGGGATACGGTGACAGATCCTGCCGCCCAAAATGGCATCGCACGGAATACCGATGCCATGCTATTAATCAGCTTATACGCCTCTTCTGGTGTCTGGATGTTGATGTTGCAGGAGAATCGGGGCTCCTTGCCGCCGTAGCCATTGTCTACCAGCTCGCTGCAGTATTGACTGGCAGCATAGAAGGCGAACTTATCAAGACGGCTTGCATTGCCATTGAAACTAGATTGCTCCGATGGCGTCAGAATCTGACTGCCGAATCCGTAGCGCGACGTAAGCAAATCCCATAAGCACCATGCTGGGTCATTCGTCCACTGAGCAGCGGCAAACGTTCCATTCCATACACCTGCGTACGTCAATCTGCCGGTCGCTGAATCAACGGTTGCATTGCTGGGAATGCGCACCTTGATTCCGCGCACGTGGTATGCGCGAGAGGGAATGTTGCTGAACTGCTGCGCGTCGATGCGCCAGGCGATGAGCGCAGAGTTTGGGTAACGCAACCGCGCACGTGTGATCTCTGTATAGCTTGACCAGATGATCTCATTGTTGAGCTTTGCACTTGCGCTGTCTGGCGTGACGCGAACAACTCGGATCTCAACAGGGAACTGCCCGCTCAGTTCTACGAGATAGTCTCGCTGATACAGGTCGGCGGTTCTGCCGCTGATCGTGTTGTCGATTACGACATTGAACCCAGCTCCGTTGTATTGCGTC